ACGACCCATGAGGTCACAAACGACCCATGAGGTCACAAACGACCCATGAGGTCACAAACGACCCATGAGGTCCTCACCTAGTAATCTTTCGACCAAATTTGCGTTCTGCCCACTCTACAACACTCGAAGGGGCTGTTTGTACTGAAAACTCGACATCCTCGAAGGACAGATTAAAATAATTGATTAACCAATCAGCAATGTCGATATGCTCATAGTTGCAACTTCTCGTCAATGCGCGAACGGAATGTTGCCCACAAAATGATTGAAGATCAGTTGTTTTTAAATCGAATTGAGTCACCAACCATTGGGCCAATTCCAGCCAACCATTTTGACTGCAATCACGAAGCAGGTATTCGACTTGTGATTTAGAAACCGTTAGGTCATATTGGATCAACCATTGAGCAAGTTGTATATGACCTCCCAAACATGCGCGCATAAAGGCATCATTTAATCTATCGTTACTAATAACAGAACATCCGTGTAACCATTGTGCTATTGGTATGTGCCCTCCATCGCTACACTCTGCCAGAGCATAGGTCATGACCTGTTGGTCATATGGCTTTTGTTGGTATAACCAGCGTGCAACGTTGAGATGACCCTTGTTACAGCAGTTAATGAACGCTTGATTACTGGGATCTATTTCGAATTTTTCAAATAACCATTGTGCGATTTCTAGATATCCACTCTCACATACACATTCAAAAACATGAGATTGGTCGACATCCACAAGGGTCAAATTGAATTGTTCGACTAACCACTGAGCCATTTTTAAATGATGACCCTCACAGCAGGTGTATAATAGACAATTTAGACGTGATCTGACATCGGTGGCATTCAATTCCAGTTTCTGGACGACATATTGAGCCACCGACAGATATCCTAATCGGCAACACCAATATAAAACATGATAACGATCATTCCTGTTAAAATCGTCGTTGACGAGATCACCTTGGGCCACCTTCAACCACTGGGTCCGGGTCGAGGATCCATGATAATATTCAAACTCAATTATTGGGATCAGATCTGGAATTAGATCTGGAAAGGTTTCTCCTAAAACATACAGATCGGCATTGTTGAAATAGCGTTCAGGTAGATTGGGCAAGATGTGGTGTTTCAGGAAATGCACCAATTCTGGTTGATTCATTGGATCTTATCTTATTTGATTTTAGTAAGATAAGATAAACTTAAATATAATCAAAAATTCAACGTACCCCCATACTTTAGTAATCACCTCCAATTTCTAACTGACGATGATTGGTGTCAGGTCCATAGGTCGATTGACTCCAAGGTCCGACTTGAATCTGTGGAATGATTGGGTCGCTCCTCAACTGTAAGTTGGGATTCTTAAGAGTATTGCTAACCGTATCAATTCCATAGTGATGACCGCTTTCTAGGAAATTACGATCGGCCAGATGACCGTTAACAGGAGGACTACTTAATTGCCAAACGTTGGTTGCATCTTCCCGAGGCATTAGTTCTTGTGGGGTAATCGTATCTTTGGGGAAACAATCTAGTTTGGGTTGTGTCCCAGTATTGATTCCCATTTGACCGTTCAAGTTGGCTTGTTGTGGGGCGTAATTGTTACTGATCTGTGGATAGGGTAGTACATTGGTGTTCTGTTTAAGTTGGTTCATTTGAGCCCCTCTAACTGGTTCACCCTGCGCCCCAGTTTGATGAAGGGGGTCATCGATCTGTTCATTGGGATTATATTTAGGTAAGGATGTATCAACTTCCAATTCTCCCTGATTTTTAATCACATTGGTCCTTGTCACATAATAGTAAACACCCAATAGAGCAACGCTGATGACAAGAATGGTGGCTAACTCATACTTCATTTCTATAATTATATTAATAACACATAAAAAAGATAACGTAAATCTTAATCTTAAGTTTAATTTTAATCTTCGTCGAGATTCCCAATTACCTGATCATGTTCATTTCCTTTGTTGCTCTCGTCGTCTTCTTCATCTAAATCGTCTTCATTTGGAACGGCTTCTTCGTCTTCACTCACATCAATTTCGACGTCGACTAATTGACATCCTTTAAACATGGTATCAGATAAATGAATCTTGAGTTGGAGAATTTGCCATTCAGTCCAAATATGGATTGTGTCTTTGTAGGTGGCGACTAATTTGAATAAAGGAATCACTTGAAAATTTTCTTTAACTAATTGATAAGGTAGGATCACGTTATCTTGATCAAAATACTCAATTTTATCAACAGGAATCTTGAGTTTAAGTGATTCTCGATCACTATAAACTGAAGACAATTTAATGGTCGGAACGTATTCTTGTTCAATTTGCACTAGACTAGTATCATCTTGTTTTTTAGAATACCATAATTTAGACTTTTCATAAATTTCGGCGATCGACAAATGATCTATACTTCTGATAAATTTCATAAAATTCATATTATTTTTGCTATTATGATCGAACACCAAATCAATGTAGTAATAGTCCCCATTTTTGACAACATCCGATCCCAATGACATTTTAGGTCCCTTGATCAAGACATCATGATCCTTGTAGGTAAAGACTCCTTTGACTAGACCATTACTAGTTCTATACAATTTATGATATTTAATGTTTTCTAGATCGAGCGACGCAAACGGGATGATGTATAAACTATCTGACATATATGTATATATCATAAATCATATAATTCTTGATTTATAAAATCAAATTTTATCGTTGGGCTAGATAAAATTTGATTCATGAATATGTTTGGATCATTATGTATCATCAAATATGGGTAAAGTCGTCATCGATCCACAGACACGTTTGGATGCGATCGACAACATTCATGATCCAGCATTATGCGTTGTATATTTAAATGATAATGGACTAGATTATGCTGAAATCGTGATACATTTGATTGAACGTTATATTGTTCTAGTACATGATAAAAAAAAATGATCATCAACCAATCATCAACAAAATTATCCGATTGTTAAATAACGGGCAAAGATTATTATATTTCACGAAGGTCAAATTGCTCGAATTCTTATATCAATTAGATCACGAGAATGACTATCTGATCCAATGTCTTATTCAGACGATTCATACCCATCGAGAAATAGTTATCCATCAACAAATCTTCAAAATAATGGCGAATCTAATTGGTGTGCCATCAATTAAGAAGGAGGTAGAAGAGTAACGACCTGACCGAGAGACGCGCCTTATATAGCCGTACAATCATGAACTACGATGATCAGAAATCACGTGACTCTCTCGATAACTATCGAACGGCATTTCACTACCTTTATCAACACTGTCATGAACGACCCAATTTATCACACCTACAACTGCTCCACAAATTGGTCATCGATGGTTCACAACCAGTGTCAATTGGCGGTATTCTTCGAGGATCCCCTGAAGATCATATTAGAAAAGTATTCGATGTTTCAAAATATCCAAACTACGATCAAGTGCCCACATTGATGCACCAGTTTGTAGACTGGTTAAATCAGAATCAAGACCATTTAGACTGTTGTCAACTGGCCACTCATGCATACAAATAACTTCTTATTATACATCCGTTCTATGACGGATGTGGTAGATCAACTAGGTTATTTGTCGACTGGATATTGGCATATAGAGGGGTCTTTATCAAGGAATACCCTGATAATTATATTGGTATCATGATGTTACCTGAGACAACCATGAGTGAAGATCTTCGTCAACAATTGGTACAATTGAAAGATGTTAATTTAGACCATTACTAAACGCTGTTGTAGGTGTCCTGTTGGTCGTGTTCATAAATGAGACTTCCTGTAAATGCCATTTGAATCAAACGATGGGAAAATTGTGGTCTGATCATGTGTTCATCTCTATCATGAATCAATTAGACCATTTACAATAGAAAAATTGATAAATGAAATCAACAGACGACGATGATTATTTAACGATGACCACGAGAATTCAATATTCGAGTGAATCCCTCCAAAATGATTCAAATCACAGTCTCGATGAACCGAATCTCTTATTTTCAATCGTAACCGATCGGCTTCTATCTCCCAGAAAACTTCACTCCACACAAGGGGGATTTATATGTAAAGATCAAACTACAGAATGTGATAAGTTAACATCTGTTTGTCCAATTTGACACAAGTTACCAATTTAGGGTCGGTAACCCAATACAGAATTTAAGTTGCGATTGACATCTTGGCATCTATTATCAATGGGACATGTGTCCCACCCATAAAATTTTGAATTAACTTTGATCGGCCAATCAAAGTTAATTCAACCAATCACATGATCGATTATATTGTTTCATTAATCATATTGATTAGTGTGTTACAATAGTATATATTTGACAAATCAGCAATCACAATTCATTTGGTATCTCCGTAGATGATATATGTACTGGTGAATAGTTTTTTATCTTTTGGAGAGGCTCCTGAATGTGGATAAAATTTATACCATTTGATAAATACGTCAATTTCTGGTTGTTTCCAAATAAGTGTTGATAATAAATGATGAAGGTGATTCAGATGTTGATCAATATCAACTCCAACCGAGATATCTCGCCCGTAGTCCATTGATTCCACATAATCGACTAATAGGTAGGCGTTCAAACAACTTTGATAGATACGGTAGCGTGGGTGCGACTGACCTGCTAGATAAGTCTTATCAATCACGTAGATATGACCTGAGTCTTCTCCATGTTGTAGAGCACACAAAAAAAGACAATTTTGCTTGATTTTATGGACATTGTCGTGAAGTACTTCGACCCCCTGTGCCCCATGGTAACGATTCATGTAGTAGTCTCGATGGAGACGATCTAGTTCAGGTCGACTCAATGTCAAGCGACCTCGATACGCGTTGATTAGTTGTAAGAACACGCCACGCGCGACTGTTCCGCAATCGTAACACATATACAATGAGCGGTCAGAATTGACTAACTGATTGAACAATTGGGCCAAAAAGGCCAACCGATGATCACGTCGTTTGATGTTAACCACATGGTCGACATCAGTGCATAATTGACAGACTGCGTGGAGACTTTTATCCTTCTGGATTTGTTTTTGATGTTTTGCGATATACACAAACGGTGCGCCAATAATCTTGATCATTTGTTGGTTAGGGATCTTGGTATCCAATAAATAGGATCGAGCATCCCAACGATAGTCTAATAAACCGATTCGTTGTTTATCCTTGATGTCTCGAATCAGATCCATCTATATCAATAAAATTGAATTTTATTTTACGAACGATATGTTATATTATCATTATCAATGGAAACAACTGACTATATTATTCACTTGGGACATCCAATCGCCCAAATGATCTATGACCACGACTTGTCTCTGACACAATGGGATCAAATGATTGCTCTAGTCACTAGTCAACCACACCAAGTTAAAAAGGGACATTATCAAATATACCAATATAATGGGTTGACCTATCAAGTTGATACGGAGACCAATCGTTGCCTATGCTATAGCGAAATTGTGAGCGAGGTCACAACACTTAAGTCATTAAATTATCGACGCCACCGTGTTGTTCATAATTATGATTTTTTACCAATTAATCAATACTATAATGTTCATGAAGTGATTCGTGATATTTATATCTTGGGATCGCAACCGACGGCCACCTTGGGATCACAGCCTAACAACATAGAATTTATTTTTGAACACAACAATGACGACGACCATCGCCAGGTGATGATCACTGGTAGTAATTTGAGTCAAATGTTGATTCACCCAATTGTCCAACAACTTAGTCAATTTTGTACCCATGATAAGCCGAATAACGTGTTGGACCTCCCTTAGGTAGATTGATGGTCGAAACATTGAGTTGCTCTCCACTGGGTAGTTCTTTGTTAGCAAAAGGAGGATTCAATTCATAAATGGCTACATCAGCATTAGGATCGATCTTCATCCCTGGATGATTGGGATCATTGGGATCGAGAACACGGTTATCCACATAAATAGTTTCTTTGGTTGGGCGGTTCATCGGATGCAATCCTTCACTTGACAGTTCCGATTCAATTGCGATCTCTTGATTGAGTTGAGCCATTTCGTCATCATTTGGTGCTAGGGATGTCGCAAGGGGTGGTGCTAGGGATGTCGAAAGGGGGCGCGTGGGGGTCGACGCGTTTTGTTTGGATATGATGAAGGTAATCACCATGATGATAACAACTGACCATAAGGCAACCATTGGACTCCATGAGTGAATAAGGGTAACTCCTACCAATAAGGCAATCTTGAAGACCAATTTGAAGGATGGATTGCTCAACCAACTAGAGAAGGGTGAAGGTAACATCGGTGATACGTAACTGATGTAAACAAACAATAAGACACCTAAAATCAGACCAGCATAAGGATGATTAAGGTACTCTTTAATTTGTACAAAGATAGGATGTTTAAGAATTGTATTGAGTTGATCCATTGCGTTTATATAATATATACACATATATTTTCAACAAAATCTATATGTACAGATTCATTCATGTTTAACTACCTGTAACAAGATCAATCTGTGTGTTTGGGCGAGAAGTTGTCTTGATCGGTGAACTGTAGCAATTGCCTTAGTCCATCGCCATGATGAAAACACCTAAATGTAAAATATTAAACCGTAAAATAAATTTTGAATCAATTGTACGATTATAAGTGTCTAATATTTATGAATCATAACCGATCATAAATATTATGTTGATCGACCCCAACACAGTGATAACTGACATTTTTATATAAAATATAAAATATAAAATATAAAATATAAAATATGAAATTTATTTCAAATGAATCGTAAATTATTTTACGATTTTAAGTTTATAATATTTTATGATTTACAATGAATCATAAAATATCATATATTTATTGAAATCAAATTGATTTTCTCTAAAATTTGATCACTATATTAGACATCTGAATTCAATCGAGTCACATCATGAGTCATCATCAATGTTTGAATAAAAGCGGATATATTGTCAAAAAAGATCTGCTTGGAGACCAAACAGTCAAGCAGATCAAGAAGGATTTAACGGTTTCACCAATCGTGATCAAAGCGTATCAAGACTTCGTTAAACCAATCGAGTTTGAAATTTTCCAAGAGAGTCCTAACTATCTATATGTACCACGATTTTATGGGATCACCAAATTTGGAACACCTAGGAAAAACTTACTTCAATTAACGTCTCCAATCAATCTTAAATTTGTCTATCAGATGCTGTCCCATCAATTGACAGCCTATCAGAATACAAGCAAAACGTTACAAGAAATCGGTGGAGGTGTACTCCAACTACCATGTGGTTATGGTAAAACGGCGATTGCAATCAAAATCGCAATTGATTTGGGGCACAAAACACTAATTGTGGTTAACAAAGAATGTTTGATGGATCAATGGGCTGAATCGATTAGTAAATTTACTGGAGGTCAGGCTCGAATCGGAATTGTCCAACAGGACAAGGCTGAGGTTGCCGATAGGGATTTCGTGATTGCCATGTTACATAGTTTATCAAAAAAAGAGTACCCACCCAATTTGTTCGATGATATTGGTTTGTGTATTGCTGACGAAGTCCATCATTTGGGGTCAGAGATGTTTTCCCAAGCCTTGCCTAAAATGGCTAGTAAATACATGTTAGGATTAAGCGCCACACCTAGACGTAAAGACGGTCTCAGTAAGGTTTTTTATAGTTATATTGGCGAACTGTGCCATTCTGAACGCAGAAGTGGTAGTAATCGTGTCTTGGTTAAACGGTTTAAATTATCGAGTCAATCACCACTATATGAGACATTATATATGTCCAACGGTATTAAGAATACAGTCGCAATGATCACCAACATCGCCAAATATGATGTTAGAACGGCCTTTATTGTCGAGACGATTCGTGGTTTGATGCAGCAAGACCGTAAAATCCTACTGTTAAGTGGACGCAGGGACCATCTGGAACAAATTTATGAACAATTGACCAAAGCCAAGATTATCACATCCAAAGGGAAACCACTAACCTACGGTTATTATTACGGAAATCAAGGAGGCAATAAAAAAAAACATAAACAAATGTTAGCCGAGTCAGCCAAGTGTGATGTGGTTTTGGGAACCCATTCAATTGCTTCGGAAGGACTCGATTTACCAGATCTGAATACCGAAATCATTGCGACTCCCATGACTGAGGTCGAACAGTCGGTTGGGAGGATTTTAAGAAAATTCCATACCGTTAATCCAATCGTAGTCGATCTGGTGGATTTATTTGGTAATTTTTCGAAACAGGCTAGTCTAAGGGCCAAATTTTATAAGGATGAAGAGTATGAGATACAAGACATGAAATTACCGTTGGGTAACGAGATCCGTGATTTACAACCGTTCATGAACGAGATTAAAGATTATCTGTGCAATACCGACTTTAAACAACCTAAGTTCATGTCACATGACGACGATGGTGATGAGAGCCAAGTTAAAAAACCAGCATTTGGACGGTGCCTATTGGATGACGAAGATACCTTACCGACCGTGCCCATATCCAAAACTAAAGCATCAGTGCCCATACCCGTGTCCACGCCCACTAAATCGTCTGCGTCTACCAAAGCGTCGATGCTCAAACCACAAGTTTGTTTATTATAATCTATGTTTATGATATATAGATGTTTGGTGAAATTAACGTTAGGACATTACTTGATTCATTACACAAACTGGAGGTATATAAATTTAAAATTAACTCAAAAGACGATCGAAAATGGGTCAAATCGAAAATTCTAAGAATTATCCACGACTTTCGAATTCCTAACACACACTATGAATTTGATCGCGCTTTGGGTAATGCGATTCATCATGGGGAATGCCCAGTTAAATGTAAGGTTTATATTGGACATGAACGCGGTTCTACCGTTCCACAAATGGTTTGTGTGATTTCAGATTCAGGTTCAGGTTTTGATTATCATCAGGTTATCCAGAAGTTCATGTCTCACCAACATTATTATCACAACCATGGGTACGGATTCCGATGTTATGGTAGTAATCGACATCTATTGGTGGATTGGGCCAATCATGGGAGAAAAATCATTTTACACTACAAATAGATCTTTTGTTGGTCGGTGGGTGCTATGGGGGACCCCCATAAAATGATCGATCCAAATATTTAATCAACTTTGATTGACGGTCCATCCAAATTTGATTGAAATCCATTATTTCTGAATACAAATCAACATATTCAATTCAATTCGATTCAAATTATCAAAGTACAATTCTAAGACATGTAGTTTTGATAAATTCAAAGAATACATTACTGAAAAGAATAAAATTAATGAACAATTATTTGAATCGTACGAAGATGAAATCTTTAGAAAGTATAAATGGTATGGTTACATTAACAGAAAACGAACAGAATCAAATTTAGTAAACGATATCAAAACACATTTCAACGAAAATATAATTATTATTCTTGGTGATTGGTCAATGGGTAAGAATGGAAGTAAAGGAATAATTTCGACACCAAATAAAGGATTAAAGAAAATCCTAACAAATAACTTTACGGTTTACTCAATTGACGAATTTAGAACATCAAAATTAAATTGTAAAACTGAAGAAGTCAATGAAAACTTATGTTTACCCGATAGAAAAAATAAGTTACGAGAAATGCATTCAATTCTAACATTTCAAATGGAAAACAACAGAATGGGATGTATCAATCGTGATAGTAATACAGTTAACAATATGATAAAAATAGTAAAATATTTTTAGAAACTGGTAAAAGAATACTAAGATTTCGTAGGGATTATGATTTAGAAACAAAACAAATAACAAAAGATGACAACCCTCAAAAAGATGTTGGACAAAAAAATTCTTCATCAAGGAGCGTCAAGTGTCATCATGCCCGTAAGGGTGCAATTAGAGATTGTAGCTCATCTAAATAAGTGTCCGAATTTGGATGAAAAACGCTCTAATTGGATCAATGATTATTTTACAGATGCGTAAAAGTAACAACTTTTGGGGCACATCACTTGTTATGATTATTTTCACCAACTCTTTCGGAAGATTCATCACAATACATACTGGAGGAGCTCAAAAACTTAACAGTCTTCATTTTTGGAAAATAAAACATCAATCATCTATATCCACTCAAAGCTTACATGTACATAAAATTATCACTCCATAATCAGATTATAAATGGTTAAAGTAAAACTGTTTTGTATGCAAAAAGATGAAGAAGATATTCTCGAGGATTGGATCATCTACCACTCATATCTATTCGGCATCGAAAATCTGTATCTAATTGACAATAATTCGAAATCGACATCATTACAGATTCTGCGAAAATATCAACAACTAGGTCTCAATCTATCACAACAACCAGATTATTCCAAAAAAGGCGATTACTTGTGCGATTTAATTAAACAAACACAAGACCAATGTGATTTGGCAATTCCTTTGGATCTTGATGAATTTATTGCGATGGTCGACTTGAAGAATATACCCACTCAAGTAGCTCATAACTTGGCGCAGTCGTGCGCTTCGTTTGATACACGGTATTATTTGGAACGATATCCACAAGTTGTTAGCGAGGGTAAAACTCCCGTATTGGCATTGGAACACTTTATTAAAAAAGGGTTTCATTTTCAGTGGTCGCCTTGTGCCGAAGGAAATATGAAGAATATCGATCCTGTTGCTTGTCAGCAGATCATCCAACAACATCGAGACATAATTCTCAAGAATTACCCACAGACCACATTGACTTGTGAAAAAGACGCAATTAATCACTACCTATCACAACTACCTAAATATGGTCGTTATTCGTTCTTGTATTATTTGACTAGTCGAAATGGTGCCATGGATTACGATAATCCAATTAATGACATCAATGTCTTTGACTTATTGGATTACGAACAAAAAGTCAATGCTAACAAGAAGTTTTTCGATCCCAAACGGTTAACCTCTTTAGATCATGGTAACCATCATGGGCGTGTTGAAGGTCTGCAACATGGGCAGTATATGAATACTAATTTAGTCTTGTTTCACTATCATCATCGTGGGGTTCGAAAATTAATCGAAAAATGTAAAAACGATATTATCGGACTGGGAATCGTCAAGGACCTCAATAACAAACAAGAACTCAAAGAGAAAATCAAACAAAACGTTAGGGGTGCACATAACATCCAAACATATCTGACTTATTTGACCTCAGGCCCTCGGTCATTGATGGTCGATGATGATCAAGGTTTAAAAATTATTATTTTATCAGAAAAAATCGAAAAATTGAAATCAAATCTAACCGAATAATACAGCGACGATAGATAATGTCGGCTTTAGCCTATCAAAAATACGAAGAATATTCTACTCTATATATCGTCAATCTCGATCGATTGAACGGTTTGTCCGAACAGGAGATCAATCAATGGATTGTTGACCATTGTTACTATATCTTGAACAGTCAACTAGATGATGATTTCAAGACTAAATTGGCACATAACCTAACAATTGCTAGACAAAATAATGACTTACCCTACATCGAGCATCTTCGTCGCAAACTGAAGATCGACATTGACCCGATTATTTGGGAATATCATCCAACCAAGATTAAAATCAAGATCAAACCAAAATTGTCTTTAAATGGGTGTAATATTACTCCGCAGTTGGCACAAGTCTTGGGCGTTCCACAAGACAGTACTTATAAGTACCATTCCGCAGTGATCAGACTAGTTCATAAGTATATCCATGAACATCAATTACAAAATCAGTACGACCTGAAAACGGTTACTCCTGACCAAACACTACAAACCGTTTTATCTCCCTTGAACCAAGGTGAAATAGGGTATACATATCTCAATCTACCCTCACATTTAAAAGACCACCTACTGTAAGTTACATCGCGATCATGGTTGGGTAGGGGGGGATTTTTATGACCGCAGTCCAAAAAATTGATCAACCAATTTCGGCACTTTGTTTAGTCTTTTATGCTGATGGAACGCCCTAGTTTTTGTTTAAAGATGGTGATTGATCGTCTGATCCAACGCAATCTGAAATACAAGTATTCATCTGGTGGGTCGATGTTGTCAATCTACCAAACCGGGTGTTTGGTAGACCTAAATGACCAATATCGATTGAGCATTCAAACGGATCCGATGGTCGCAGGTGACTCTTTTGCGGAGACCGCACTAGTTTCCATCCAAAAGAACAAAGTGATCTATGGACCCTATGGGTACGGTGATGTCAAGCGATTCCCTACGCTCGATGCATTATGTGAGGAATTAGATTCAATTCTAGGCGAATCGTCTAGATTGTCATAGATATAACTTCGCAATTACTCGGATAATGGTTGATTGGCTGACCAATGGTTGTGGTGGTGAAATGTTGGATCCAATTGGCATGGGTGATCACACAGATTGATTGCCCCGAGTACTTTGATTGAAGATCCTAATAAAAGTCTTGGCATCTTAGATTAAGGGATTCCTTGGTGGATAGTTCTCCCTTTAATAGGTCACATTCACGTAATCGAGCATCATGAACGATCCTTTTGCCAATGATCTGAGAGTTATCAAAAGTTTGTTGGGTTCTCAATAGCGGTGAGATAAAAACCACGTCGTAACTACCAGTTAACAATGATGCTTGTAAACATCCAAAAGGAATCAATGGTGCATCAACAACCAATAAATTGTTGGTGTCAGCGTTATAGACAGTTTCTCCATGACGAATAAGTGTAATTGATGTCATTCAATAATAATGAGATCAACTATTAAATATCAATTTTTTGGGGTCCCCTCACCGATCAACTAAGCAATTTTTAGCAACAAAGTACGGTGATGATGGTGGGTCTTATTTAATAGGATTCATATAGTAAAAGATACGCATCATTGGAAATGGGTGTCTCGTTGAGCGAGACATGAGTATCGTTGTACTTGATCCATTGGTTGGTGTTTTTGTTGTGGACAATTGCGTAATAATGTCCGCAGTTCATACCTCCTAGATGACAAATCACTGCGTATAATTTATATAAGACTTGGGTCTTATCTGGATTTGCCAGATATTTAGTCAAATCCAGATTGTCAAGTGGATAATCAATTAGACCGTCGATTTTGATCGATTGATACTGACCGTTGATTATTTGATGTCGGAAACGATTGAGTTTGACGATCAGAATTTTGGGTAATTTCCACAACATGGTTCGTTTGTGGGCCTTCGTTCTATGATGACAATCATCACATTCATACAAGTTATCGTCGCTTAACTGTTCCATTTCGACTAGGTGGTCGAATAACTGATAAATGTGCGTATTGGGTACGATTGGTAGGTCGATAATCATAATCGGATCGAAGCGGTACAAAATTTTATGGCAGTCCAGACATTGAAATCCAGTTCGTAATTGTCCACTGAAAATATCCAAGATAACTGAACTTCTGTTATTATAATAACTAATCCAATCTTCGTGCGCTTTTTTAATATGAACATCGTCTTCGGTATAAATCTCGCCTTCGATCCTATATTTAACATTTTTTGACAGAACATCGTGGAAAGATTGTAAAATGGTACACAATAATTCATCTGCATCATGCTGTTGATTATTTGCGAATTGACTGAAAGCATCACCAATCAATAACTTGAAACTAATTGGGGATAATTTGGCGTTTTCGATGTTGCTGAGCATATGGGCGATTTTCAAATAATTGAGTAACAACAAGATTTGTGATCCAAGTTTCGGAGTTCGCTCGAAGTTTCTAGATAAGATCGCTTGGGTGTGTTGAGTTACCAAGTAACAATTGAGTGGAGTGGTGTGCCGAAGACATTGTAAGACTGCACCCAAATAACAAGTATTGCCTAGGTTCTCTAGACAATTGATTCCCACCATTGAGATAGGATCGGTATCCATCTCAGCGATCTGTTGTACAATATACTCTGGCTGACGGATATTGTTTAAAAATGTGTGAATTTTCTGTGTCAAATCACGATTCATATCCACCGAATGTTATATATATATATAAAATTACAATATATTTACGATCAAATTTTTTGGGATCGCTGGATCTGGTAAAGGGGGGTCATTACATAAATAACAATTATCATGACAAATCAATGGTGGGAGCGACCTTGTTGGCATTGTGGGACTCATCCAGTGTCTCTTGCGATGATGTGGTTCGAGGGTAAATATGATAGTCGTGTCTGTTGCGGTAAATATCTGCGTTGTAAATCTCTTAAAAACAAAGCAAAACCAGATATATGTGACATCTGTAATCGCGATCATATACCGACACACATGATCACTTATCCAGATCTGAAAAATCATAGTATTTTTGCTACAGATGCATCTCAGAAACTAAGACACTTCGAACTACTAGTATTATCATTACGGATATTGGTGGTAACATTCGTCCAGTTGATCTGTTTTTGACCCCTGGTGATCCACCCATTTGGTCATATGAATTAAAATATATTTAATAATTTTAATGGAAATGGTTATCCATCAACGAAAGGAGATGTAATTATCGGTATGGCTTGGAAGTAATTATGTCTGACGTTACTATCAGTGATGGGGTTGTAATCGCAAAAAATAGTCACGTTGTTAAAAATGTAGAACCATATAGTTTAGTTGAAAAAAATCCAGCAAAATTAATCAAACATAGATTTTCACAAGAACAAATAGAGAAACTATTGCAAATTAAATGATGGGAATGGGACGATAATAAAATAAACAATTTTACACCATTATTGTGTAATAATAATATTGATGAATTTATAAAATCGGTGATTTGAAATGTAAAAAGGTGTCAATAATTTATTGAATGTAGCAACACATTGGATCGACACCATGAACCCATCGACTAGAACCCCAGATATTAAAAGGAAAATACTAAAACTAAATCCTCATTTTATGATGAGGTAATGTAATGATTTATCCCTCCCCCTATACCCACACAAAAATTGAAGACACAGATCTGGATCTTATACGATGAACTACAAGATCCAGATGGATGTGATCTATTATAACTATCTCAAAGGATCACATAAATCAAATATAAAATATAAAATTTAAAATTTAAAATATAAAATATAAATCATCAAAATAAAATCATAAATTATTTTACGATTTTATTTTATGATATTTAGTAATTCATAAAATACAGATACCCTACCACTTTCAACTCCTAGACAAAGTAAATATACTTTGTCATAAATATAAATTATAAAATACAGATATTCTTACCACTTTCAACTCCTAGACAAAGTAAATATACTTTATCATGAATATAAATCATCAAAGAACAACCGTTCAACGTCTGGTTGACAAGTACCTAATCGGCACATACTTACCTTTCTACGAATGTGGAGCCAATGACAATTTTATCGAGTGGTACACCTAAATCTACAAATTTTTGTTTGATTTGATTTAAACTTTCGACAAGTGATTCGATTGACATTTCATCGCTTCCCCAAATAAATGGGTGATTTCTGCGACTAATATCATGTGCGTAGGAACTGGTCAATTCAATCATAAAATGAATATAGTGTCTGTATTGATTGATATGGACTGCCACGTACTCATCAAATTCTTCTTCAGATGACATTTCAAATAATTTTGACATATCAAATACAACACCATCTAGGTCCCTAATATTATCAATTTCATCATCACCTTTACGACAGATGAGGTGAACGTAACAATTAATCCTGCTTTCATATAACCGCTTCAGTATTTCAAGTCGTATGTGACGGTAACGCCAACATTTCCGTAACTATCTTGACCCATATACATGGATTCTTATGGAATTATGTGTTTTTCATCAAATTAATTTTATTTTCAGTTAGATTGGTATCTTCGGATGATATCACAACTAGAATTAAGATCGAAAATTAGATTATATCACGAATTTCCTAGATTATATGTTATCTTGATAGGTAGGGTTGGTCAATTCACGTCCACTGTCTTGATATAATGGGTTGTTGTGTGCGGCTTGATCTTGTGCTTCTTTGGCTCGTCGGATGATCTCTCTAGTTCCGAAGATGCTTGATAGTGCAACAATTAGTGCCGCTAACAAGGCCGCCAGAATGATCCCAACCGCGGCAGCCGCCGTCATAGTAGCCGCGAATGTGGGCCAAGTCATTGCCGCTACACACACCGTCATAACATTGGACGAGTTCCAGACATACGGGTCTTCTCCATATGTTTTAATACAATTACCACAGACGTCCACGAAAGCACTGTCAAGGGTTTTTCTGATACAGCCACGAGTTTCGGTACATACATTGGTAAAACAAGTATCCTCTGACGTGTCTAGGTGACATACTAATGGAACAAACATACAGGTCCCATCACGCAGACATGAATCAACCGTACAACCTAAACCATCATTACATTTGGGTGTATGGAGACACCCAGTGGTTTCATTACAGTAATCATCGGTACACGGATTACTGTCATCACACAGATTGATGGTGTGTTGGCACCCTTTGATTGGGTCGCATGAATCAATGGTACAATTGATCTGATCATCACATTCACGCTCAACATAAACGCATCCAGTCATTGGGTCACAGTATCCAATCATACATTGCGTTCCCGTATCACACGTCATCGTGGTTCGATTGCAAAAAGGTGTTTGCCCAACCACTTGACAGGCACTAGTGGTGCAGGGGATGACCTCACAAAATGATCGGCGACGGCACAGTCCAGTCAATGGATCACAATACCCAACAAAACATGGATCGGTTGAACTACAATCTTTAGGAATCGCGTCACATAACCCAGTTGTGGCGTTACAGAGATGAATTGAGCACTTATCCGATTGGTAACACGTGATTGGAGTGTTGGAACATTCGCCAGACGGTGAGCATGTGTTCAATAGGCATCGATTACCTGAATCACATAGTTGTACTGTATAGTTGCACATTGATAGACTATGATTAACAGGGTTAGACTGACAGAACCCAGATTGACAGACCTCTTGGCATGTTTTAGGATCGGCTAAACAGGCGTCACAGTCGATCGGTGGATAGTAGCATCCACCCAGTAGTGGATTGCATAAATCAGCGGTACATGGATCTCCATCATTGCATACGTGGTCTCGATGAAGACATCCAGTTTGGTTGGTACATGAATCGTCAGTACACACATTTCGATCTTCGCAATCGGTGGCGGGATACTGGCATCCTAAGATTTGATCACATTGGTTATCGGTACAACCGTTATGATCATCGCAGACGACCACAGGGAATAAACATCCATTAATTGGATCACATATACCAGTATGACAAGCATCATGACTATCACACTGATAGGTATTGACACAACCATTCTGACCACAAGTATCCAATGTGCATGGGTCATGATCGTCACATGAATCAGGTAGATAGTAACACCCACCTCCAATCGATGGGTTACACAGGTTGAGAGTACATGATTGACCATCATCACATGTTCGGTTAACATGATGACATCCATCCATAGGATCACATGTATCAATCGTGCATTCATTCCCATCAGAGCATGATTTAGGAATTGACAAACAACCTAAACTAGGGTCAGTACACACACTATCGTAGCATTGATCGGTAGTGTCACAACTGGGACACATACAAGTCAGATTGCAACCGCAAAACCCAGCACAATCGATTCCACAGGGCATCGGATTAAGTTGATCACATGTCATGAACACCAAGTCATTAACAATATTGGGTAATTCTGAAAAAGATGTAGCCGTAAAGACAGTTGTAAAACCAGGCAAGGTGGTCGAAATTTTTAACAGACTATCCATATCGATCAGTGCCCCAACTCCAACGGCGAATGATAGGATATTCTGCTCGTGAATTGAAGCAGTGACACTATTAAATAATTCTCGCGATTTAATTCCGTTGTTGTTACGACCATCACTTAAGGTCACCATCATTTTGGTTGGATAGATCAATTCCCTGGGTGGAATCGTAGCATTAAGGACACTCATTCCAGTTAGCAGTCCAAAAGAAATTCCAGTAAACCCAGTTTGAACCACGTAATTAGTGATCGCATTAGAAAGGTGTTGACTATCCGCTGACAGAGGACTAATAATTCCAGTTTTTTGTTCACTTGAGAAGGCAACTATACCCATAGTGGTAGATTTCATTGAAATGGTAAATGCATTGATGATCGATTTGACCCAATTAACAATCTGGACCCAATCGTCTTTGCCGATGGTCCCTGACATATCGAGGATCAACACAATATCCATAATCTGATTACAGATCGGACCTGGGCATTTCCAATCAGTCCAATCATCGAAAACAGTTAAATCAAGTGGGGTGTTAACATAATTGGTGAAAGTGTAGACCTTATCGCCAATTGCCGTTGAGATGGTGGCACGACACACGATCGAAGTGTCAGTCGATCGAACCCAGATGGTTTTGACCATGTTGGACTCAATAGGTGGTGGTGATCTCAGGTATTCCGCACAGTTGGTGATGGGATCGATCACACCAGTGGCCGTATCAGTGGCGGTGATTAAATACAGTTGTTCGATTGGGTCCTTCCAAAGTTCCGAACTACAC